AGCGTCCTCATCGACAACCGTATCCAATGGCATGGAATAGTGTGCACAAAAAGCTACACGACACGTGTGGAACGCCGTGGCAACAAATTCAAAGCGGAATTTGAGGCTGCCCTTCCAAAAATAAAACGGCGCCGACACGTAACCCAACAAATCGGGTTGAAAGATCTCATCCTCTACAGCAGAGAAAAGTTCGGGAACCGGGCAAAGCCTTCGAGAGTAAATCTGCTCATTCGCCACGCCATTAGCTCTTATGACAAAACTGCCAACAAAGCTAGGCTTCGCCTTAAGGAACCCGAAATCCATCTCGTCGACCATGGTGCCTGCTACACCGTTAGACAAACCTACAATGCTCGAACACTCCAGGCTCAGGTTCTCAGCGTACTCAACGTTGCTCGCGTTGCAAAGCATGGGATAATCAGCGTTTCGCACAGGAGTGTAGTTCAAGCCTAAGTTAGGTTTATCGTTCTTGGTAAACTGAGCTTTAGCCTCGAAGTTATCGCCAGTGCTGCTTGCGTCTATTGTGCTATCAACTACCTTACGAATATTAATGTTGGTGACCTTAGAATTAAGGCCCCCTTGCGGAATAATAGTCGTGACCGTAGGATTCACCACGCTAAACTGTGATTTTTCGAACCTGCTGAACAACGTGTAGACCAGCCCCGAGGACATTGAATCACCGATATACAACGGGTTCCTAACTATGAACAGCAGAGTCCCTAAGCTAGAAGACGAACCTCTCTCAAACGTGTTGACGTGCGTGTACTGGCTGAAATACGGAATAACGAAATCAATGGTCTTCGAACTATTGGCGTCGACGTTCACATAAGGAACCATCGACTGGTTGGTCCCGGAAGCAGCAAACCTCTCAATAGCCTCGGCTTTAGGCAAAAGGGGCACAAACAGCACCACAAAACGGCCGCTATTAAACTGCGTCGTCTGCAAATGGATGCTGAGAACGGTGTCTCCTCGCCAGAAGACATTCCGTTTAAAGGCTTGGGTGGTCAAACGGCTCTTCATCAGCTCGAGCGGAACGTCTAAAGCCAGCATAACAGCGCCAGCCGCGTCGTTCATCGACCACTTATATTCTCCCAAGAACTGCTGTCTTTCAACTGCGTGAATATCAGTCATGGCTGCCTCTCCAATGCTCAAAGATTCGGAGAAAGTCTCAGAAGCGCCTTTAGAGACTTCAGGAGCCGAGGAAAAAACTATCCCGTCTCCTGACTGCGGAATTACTTCGTCGACTTCTGCGAAGTACCTATCGGTTGACCACTGCCTAGCAGAACGCCCGGCTATTATCACTGGGGCCGTGTTCTTGGCTGTGAGCGAAGCGTCTTTAAGACACGAGACGACGTAGGTGGCACTAG